GAATAGGTGGATCCAATAAGCTTTGGCTGTCCTTGGGAAAGGCACCTGAGTGATCCGTACAAACCTGTCCACCTGGGAAGCGTACCCAAGAGAATCATCATGGACTCCCAACCGTGGTCTCGCCAAGTCATCAACTATGAGACTGGATCTTGCTCCGGTGGCGGAATGGTATACGCACAGGCTTGAGGTGCCTGGCCCATTAACTTGGGCTGTGGGTTCGAGTCCCACCCGGAGTATTCCTAAGAATTGGAGAAAGCATGAAGTCAGCAATGTTCCTCCTAATAGTATTACTATTAGGCTGCGCACGAAATCCGGATTTTGAAGAAAGAGTTCAAGCGCAAAAGGAGGAAAAGGTCTTTTTGGAAGCCTATCCAAAGGGGTTTCTGGTGGTACACAAGCTTACCGGAGATACTCTTATGATTACCGGCCGTTATGTAAGATCTGGATCACTTCGAGTTAAGGACAGGGATTTGGACCTTCTAGAAGTAGATACTTTTGAGGTCTCACCTGCCTTCAAACGTGAACAAACCACCTATGAAGAGGAGCAGCCATGATTCGCATTCTTCTATTGGTCCTCACCGCCATCACCCTTTTGGGTTGTGCCTGGGACGAAGATCAGCTCTACAAGATCAAGGCCCAGTACCCCGAGGGTAGCTGGATGGTCCACAAGATCACCGACGACACTCTGTTGGTAAACGGCTATGATCCCTGTGAGGGGACACTTAAAACCCTGGACAACCGAATGCGTCCTGTAAACTATAAACCTTCCGAGTTGACCAAGCTGGAAGCTCCTCCCCAAGACGCTGATGACTACACGGAAGACACTCCTACGGAAGAGTAAATAGGCCTTGGAATGCGGCATGAAAGCATTTCCCGTTGGGGGTGGACGTGCGACCCACCCATTCGGGCGATTAGCTCAGCGGTTAGAGCACCTGTTTTACACGCAGGGGGTCACTGGTTCAAATCCAGTATCGCCCATCTACTTATCAACCAAAACAAGGGAATACCATGCACTCGAAGTTATCACTTAATGCCAACAGAGCTTTTGGGTACGCTGCACGCTCAACTCCAGGTAAACTATTTGGAACAGAGCATTTGTTATTGAGTATCCTACTTCTCAAGGATACTTGTACTGCAGTTAAGCTTTTAAAGCAGGTAGGCGCAGACCTAGACCTACTGACAAAACAGGCAGAACTTGCTGTTAAAGTATCGAATGCCGGGCAAAAAGAAGAGACTCCAAAGGCAATGAATGTGGAGTTGAAAAACCTCATTGCTTCGGTATACAATGAAGCCTCTGAAATTCCAAGCCCTTTCAACTTAATTCAGGCAGGAACTGAACATTATCTTTTAGCCATGCTCAACAGCGAGGGAACAGAAGCACGAGCGATTCTTGACTTGGATCCAAACGCTACCTACAAAAAAGTGAAAGCTGCCCTTTCTGACCTCGTGGAAAAGGAGGGAAAGGCCGGCAAGGCAACTAAGACCCCTTTTCTTGATACGTATAGCCGGGACTTAACACACCTGGCTAAGCTTGGGAAGCTTGATCCCGTCGTTGGAAGACATATGGAGATCGAGCGCGTGGCGCAGATCCTCTCCCGCCGCAAGAAGAACAACCCCGTGCTCATCGGCGACCCGGGTGTGGGCAAGACGGCCATCGCCGAAGGCCTGGCCCTGCGCATCGTGGAAAAAGCAGTATGCAAGAAGCTCACCAGAAAGCGGGTTATGGCCCTAGATATGGGTGCTCTTGTAGCTGGAACCAAGTATCGTGGTGAGTTTGAACAGCGACTCAAGAATATCATGGACGAACTCCGTGACAACAAGGACGTGATCCTCTTTCTAGATGAAATGCATACACTCATCGGAGCTGGATCGGCCTCTGGAAGCCTAGACGCGGCAAACATGCTTAAGCCAGCTCTTGCTCGTGGAGAAATTCAGTGTGTCGGTGCAACCACGATGGATGAGTACCGCAAGCACATCGAGAAGGATGGCGCTCTGGAACGGCGTTTTCAAAAGATTCTGGTGGAACCCACCTCTCCAGAGGAAACAACACAAATTCTGCTCAACATTCGTGAGCAGTATCAGGATCATCACAATCTATTGTATACCGATGAAGCTATTGAGCAGATCGTTAAGCTGGCAGATCGGTATATTACTGAGCGTTTCCTGCCCGACAAGGCCATCGACGTGCTGGACGAGACGGGCAGCCGCATCCGTATGCAGGCAGGAAATAACGATGTAACAGAAACAGTAACGCCAGAACACGTAGCACACGTAGTCAGTCAAATGACGGGTATTCCCGTGGAAAGTGTAAGCACCGACGAACGTGGCAAGTTAATGGCTTTACCAGAACAACTAAGTAGTGGTGTTATTGGTCAGGATGAGGCCATCTCCAAACTTGTGAAGAAAATTCGTCGTAGCCGTGCGGGCCTAAAGAGCCCTAATCGGCCCATCGGTTCCTTCTTATTTCTGGGACCCACTGGTGTCGGCAAAACCGAATTGGCGAAGGTTCTAGCACGCACAATGTTTGGCGACGAAAACGCCCTCGTTCGTATTGACATGTCTGAGTACATGGAGAAGCACGCCGTAAGTCGACTAGTGGGTGCCCCTCCCGGATATGTAGGATATGAAGAGGGAGGCCAGCTGACCGAGAAAGTGCGCCGCCGGCCTTACTCGATCATCCTGCTCGACGAGATCGAAAAGGCCCACCCTGACACCTTTAACATTCTACTCCAAATCTTGGACGATGGCCGGCTGACGGATTCCACCGGCCGCAAGGTGGACTTCCGCAACACCATCATCATCATGACCTCCAACATGGGCACACGTGACCTGGTGCAAAGTAGTACAATTGGCTTTGGAGAAAAGCAAGTTGGTATGCCAGTTCACGTAGGAATGGAAACCGAGATTATGCGCGAAGTAAAGCGTAGTCTAAGACCGGAGTTTATCAACCGGATCGATGACATGATCGTCTTCCACTCCCTCAGCAAGGACAATGTAAGACAAATTGCGCAGCTGTTGATGAAGGACGTCATTGGTCGGCTTGCCGAGCAAGATCTCTCCCTCACACTCAGCGAATCTGCTTTGGACTTACTGGTCGAAAAAGGCTGGTCCCCAGAGATGGGTGCTCGACCCCTGAGAAGGGTGATCGAAACTATGTTGGAGGATAACTTGGCTGAGTTTATCCTTACCGGAAGGACAAAGCCAGGTGACACCATTGGTGTGGACGTCAAGGACGGAATCTTCGAATTCCAAACCACAATCTGACGTAACACATCTTGCACGTAGCTCAGTGGTCAGAGCCTCTGATGGTATCAGAGAGGTCGTTGGTTCGAATCCAACCGTGCATCTTACCTTAGCTTAAAAAAGTCGGGAGCTAGGCCACCCGAAGAGAGCGACATCTAACGCAGGTGGAGGTATGGGTGAGAATCCCATAGGTAATTTGTGGCCCAGTAGCTCAATTGGTTGGAGCGCCGCCCTGTCACGGCGGAGGTTGGGGGTTCGAGTCCCCTCTGGGCCGCTAGGAAAAAGGGTTAGTAGTACTTCCATCAAACCAGTAACCCCGAAAGACACAGGTACGTCAAAGGACGTATGCTTGCTGTTAGGATGGACTCGGGAGAAAACTTCGGTTTTCTCTTTTAGGGTATAAGAGTTTAGTAAGAATCGCAAAGACCATTACTTTAGAAGGAGAGCATAGTGAGGTTTTTCAAACCAGAGAAGGAAGCCCCTTTGGAAAATCCCAAGGGAGAAGGAAAGAAAGGGCTTGGGCACGGCGAGCTTTTTGAGGGTACCCCCATAATGGAGTTAATTGCTTTTCCAGACCCCGATAAATATATTAGAATGATAAAAGAGATCTGTGACCGCGATGGCACAGATCATCGTGTTGGGCGCCCAAAATCTTTAGAAGAGTTGGGCAAGGGAATCAAACTCCAAATGAGGACAAAAGAATGAGTGGGCAAACTCACATCGATGATTGGATTGACTTTCCCACACCCGAAACTGAAGAATCCAAGTATGCTGCTTGGTTCTTCATGTTGCATCGCTTACCAGCAATGCTTCAGGTGAATTTTGAGCCATGGATCAAAAAGTACAAACTATTTTGTACTTACAATGGCAAGCGCTATAGAGTTACGGGAGCCTCTCGTCTTGGTGATATTTGGCTGACATCTAAGCAGCATCAAGATACTGGGTATGAGCACAGAGTTTCCGTTGACGAATGCTCTGAGTGGGGACCCGAATGGGCCCAAAAGGAAGTACCAAAAGACGAGTATGGCTATTGTCCAAAGTGTGGTGCTCCGGGTGTGTTACGTGAGCGCCGTCCTCATGGTGACGATATTTGTAGATTTAACCATAAGTATCCTTCCAAAGATGCGTTGGATACTCCTCCAAACAAAAAGGACTAAAAATGATTTATATGGCCCATACCTATTCGGTAAATACCACTCCAGAAATGACTGAAGAGGAGCGCTGGGAAATCTATGACCGTGAATTCAAAGATGCAAACCTGTGCGCGGGTTTTCTCATGCAACAAGGGTTTACGGTCTTTTCTCCCATCTCTATGAGCCATCCCATTGCGAAGACTTGCACACTTCCAAGAGATTGGGCTTTCTGGGAAAAAATCGATCGTGATTTTCTCTCTGTTAGTAAAGTACTGATTGTGTGTATTACGCCTGGCTGGGACCGTTCTACTGGTATCACAGCCGAAATCGAAATTGCAAAGGAGCTTAATCTTCAAATATTTTATATGACCCGTCAAGATACACACACCTTTCAACTTTTCTTTGATCCCGAATTAAGACTTTTAGCCCTGTCCCAGGAACTAATTAATTGGGTTAAGAGTGAACTATAAACCTACACTCTCGGATTATGGCCACATAACCGAGAACGAGGCCCTGTCGATCTTTGAAAAGCTTCCTGACGAAGCCTACCTTGATCGTGAAAATCATAAAATCCACCTAAAGGATCAGGGCACACTACCACGGCATGCTTACAATGCTCTTATGGCTTTGTATTACATGCATGACTGGTGTATTATTGACTGAATCGCACGGGGGGAAAGGCCATCAACCGAGTACCTCCACCATTTTATTAGAGGTAAATCATGGGAAATGATGAATATATTGAGAACTTAATAAACGAAGTTGTAGAAAAAATGAAGGCAAACGAATATTATCTTCATAAAGATGAATATCGTTCAAAGTACCATAAGGAGAATAAAGCAGAAGACCATCTAAAGGAAGAAGTTAGAAGGCTACGGTTTATGCTTGCCTTAACTTTAAATTTAGTGTTGTGTAATCCACAAGATGATGCCCTTCTAGAGCATATCAGCTCAAATTACACAAAGTTAGTATCTCAGGAAGAAATAGTAAGAGCAGGAAATACCCTCCATGACATGCAGCAGGTGTAAGGGAACTGGTAAGTATCTATATCCAAATACAGGTACTTATCACAATAATCACAATCAAGTAGTGGGGCAGGCTCTAACTCAGGGGCCTTGCAATATTTGTTGGGGCTCAGGCGATGAGAAACACCCTTGGTTAAATCTGCTTCTTATAGACGAGCTTAGCGTAGCGCAAGAAGCGCTGACTCGAGCAGAGGTAGCAGCTCTCGACTGGGTGCATGAAAACATGCATACCCCTAAAGACGAAGACTTTTACCATAACTATAACTTGAAAGCAGAGGAGGTATTCTCTGCTGAGAGGGAAGTACTGGCTATTGTAACCAAGCTTACTGGGAGATAATCATGTTTAGAAAATTGTTGGGACTAAAACCTAAGGTAGCCTCCCAAAAACCCGAAAAAAGACAGCCAATAGTTATTCCTATTCCAAAAGAACATGTAGCAGAGGCCTACAGATTATTTGAGATTTTTCTGTCTGACCGTACCTTAGTAAATAAGCACAGATTTTGGCAGTTTATTTCGGAAGTTGTTCCAGAGTGGAAAACTTTGGAACCTGGAAAGACTTTTAATTTTGATAGAAGTTCAATTTTGGCCCCAAAACTGGTGGAGGACATCAATGCTTGAGGTTTATACGGACGGAGCTTGCTCTGGCAACCCCGGTCCCGGCGGTTGGGCCTATTTAGTTGTATCCGAATCTGGAACAGAAACCATGGCAAGGAGTGGTCCTATCGCTTTAACAACAAACAACAAAATGGAGCTTCAAGCTGCTATCGAAGCGCTTCATGACACTCCTAAGACTCTGCCCATTAGGGTAATTTCGGATTCCCAGCTATTAGTTAAAACCATGCTTGGTGAATGGAAGAAACATACTAACTACAAGCAGTGGCTTGAGTTGGAAGCGCTATGCAAAGATAGACAAGTAGAGTGGGAGTGGAGAAAAAGAAACTCCAATGAGTATATGGAAAAAGTAGATAAGGCGGCACATAGCCATGCAAAAGCTAAATGAATTTGAGGAACTCCTGATAAAGTTGCTCAAGGAAGCCATCCCATACCTAAATGACCACATGGATGATCCTCATGTGATAGCTCTTCTGCATGTAATACATGAAGCAGTTTATGTTGCTTTGCCCGAGGAAATTCCGGAGCCTGGACTCTGTAGCTGTAAAATAGAGTACAGTATAGAGCCACATGGCCCGGATGGTCACTTTGTACTATATAAGGGGCGATGCATGCATAGACACGGCTTAAATCTATGTAGGCTATCGGAATTTGATTATAATGGAGAACTTACGCGGGCACAAATTGTAAGGGCTCTAAACCTGTAAAGTGGTATAAGAAGTATGAGGATAATCTAAAAGAAAGGAGTTTCCTCATGCTTTGGGCTTTGTTGACCTTCGTTCTTATCCTCTTCGGAGGGTACATTGGTCGATCCGTCGACCCGGGAAACATGTCCAGCATTTTGTTGGGCATGGTGTTCGGTTGCCTCACCGGACTGGCAATCCGATCCAGAATCGACAAGATCCGGCAGAACAAAGTTGTTCCTCCAGTGGTTGCACTGGTGGCGTTTTTATTCATGTCATGTTCATCGCCTCCAACTGCTCCAACTGAGAATCCTAGCACTGGGAGCATGTATTCTACCCCCTCCGAAGTCGAGCTTCCAAAGAAGATCAAGGATGCCACGGAAACACCTGTTGATCTTCGTTACACGGCGGCTTCCCGATACCTGCGTGGGCAGGATCTGAGCATCTACCTTCAGATGATGCATATCTGGGATGCACAAGGACGTGGTACGGTTGCCGCAGCCAATGTTTCCAGGACGGGTGAATGGTCCGATGCCTGTGGGATCTTTGGTGGGGCCGGCAATACTCCGGAGGAAATCGCGAACTGTGAAATGTTCGTGGAAAATCTTCGATTGAATGCACACTGGACCAGCCAGTACGTGTCGCAAGCCTGTGGGCAGGCACCATCACCATCCAACCAGTACTTTACCGAAGAGGTCATTACCGAGGTAAATGACCGTGTACAGCGTTGTGGTGATGACATGATGCGCGGTATGAACCCCGTAATAGCAGCACTCCGTACGGCTTCGGATTCCCATTCAGCCGATCGAACAGTTCCGGGCTCTCGCGGAGTATGGGCTGCCCAAATGATCATTGTCCAAGACCTGCTGCCACTCCTCGACCACAATCATGGTGGTGGAAATTGTCCCGATGGTAACTGCACCGATCTTCAATCACCCGAGGATTGGTGGGCCATGGTTGGCGGCGGTCTGGGAGGTTCAACATTTGCCACGATGTACGGCACTGTCGGCCTAACTGCTGTAGAAATTGCGCTTGGCGCAACTGCAGCTACTGTGGGCGGTGCGGTCATCGCCTTAGCGGCGTACTCCATGTACTGCGCAGGATGCGAGCCGCCAGAGGACACCGACTGGGCCCCCGGCTACTGTCCGTGGCTCCCTGAGGGACCAAACAACATCAGGGATCTTCCAGCCCAGGACGACGACGGGCTTTGGCTGTTTCCATGATAACAGGTGGGGGCTTCGGCCCCCACCATTACTAACTTAAGGAACAATTTTATGTATACAAAATGCAAAAAGTGTGGTGGTACATTAAAGCAATCAAAGGCATTAAAACAAACATACAAAATTAGTACTGACTTTATTGGTGATTGCCCTGGACAAGGTTGTACCGTCTCTTTTGGCGGGCCAGGAGAATTACAAGACTGCTTAAAATGTGAGGACTGTGGTTGGAGTATGACAATACCCACCATTACAAGGGAAGCTTTAATAAAAAAGCTGTGTGATTTAGTAGAGGAAGATCTAAAATCGGGAAATCTACCAAAGCAACTGAAAAGAAAAAAATGTCAAGACTAGTCGATGCAACTATTGAGCTTCAGCCAGATTGTTTTGTTATTTCTATTCCGAGAGAAGCGGCAGAAGACGACAAAGACATAGCAGAAGCTCTAGCCAAGAGTTCTCTTAGGGCGCTTATGGCAAGCAAAGAATATGATATTTTCCTTTTGTTAGAAAAGCTTAGTGGCCTAAAGAGCAAAATGTTTTCCTCTGCATCCTTTTTATATGAGGTTAATATTATTATTGATGAGTTTGAGGCGTTAAAAAAATCCAACAGTGGGGACCTTTCTTTTCTTGCCGCAGTAGGATTAGCTTTAAACTTCAAGGCCCTGGAAGAGGATCCACAAAACGAGACACTTACAAATTTACTTTATGAAACGGTTGATAAAATCATTGAATCGTTTGAGGGAGTGACTTATGAGTAAAAATTCCGGTATAAGAATAATGTCCACTGCCATTTGGCAGTACAAGTAGTGTTAGTCCATTCTTTACGGAGGAAGCATGCCAACAACCAAGCCACTGCATTCGCTGCTGGCTCAAACCCAGTCCCTCAACGGCTCGATGCACCAGGTGGTGCACGAGACCCAGAAGCTCTTCTCCGGACGGAAGGAAACCTTCCGCGGCGAGAGCAAGCGCACCGAGTACAAGGATTCCAACTTCTCCACGGAGTCCACCGAAACCCCCGTGACCACCACCGTCGAAGCACGCTTGGCTTACACGGCTGATCGATTGGTTCCTTGTCTGGATGCCTTGGTCACCAAGGAAGAGGCCAATTGCAGCGGCGTTGCCAAGGCAGAGCTGTTCATCAACAACCAGTCCTACGGCACCTTCTCGGCGTACGCCCTGGTAGCCCTGCTGAAGCGCTTCGAAACGCTTCGCAGCACCATCTTCGTCAACCTGCCCACGCTCAACCTGGGTGCCGGCAAGTGGGAAGACGCCCCGGACTACGAGCTCAAACACGTCCGGTGCTACAAGGAGGTCAAGAACCGCCAGGGAACCGAGCAGGTGCCCACCCAGCCGGTCGGGGGGAATGAGAAAACCCCTCCCGTGATGGTCACACGTCCCATCAACCTCGGTGAGATCCACACGACCTTCTACAGCGGCGAACTCACCCCCAACCGTGCCCACGAGATCCTGACCCGCGTGGATCAGGTGATCTTGGGCCTCAAGGATGCTCTGGCCAAGGCCAACCAGGCATCCATCACGGATGTCGAGATCTCCAAGAAGATCTTCGATTTCATCCTCAACTAACAAACAACGTAGTGTAAGTGTAAAAACGACATTCAGTGTTAGCCCAAAGAGCTCTGGGGAATCACCTTCCCTAGCAAAAGCTCTCTACTAAGTGTCGAGTCTAGTGTCAGATTACTTTGCTGTTGTACCGATCGACCCGGAGAGTTGCAGGACCTGGAAACGGAGAGTAGAGTCCTCCTGGGGCCACCAAGGGAACTTTGAAGGATTACTTGTTGCGTGCTTGGCAATCAGCGGAACGCCGGTTTCAATGAGCCCCATGTACGACAAGTATTGAGAGTTAAACAGCCTTAGCACCCCCGGCGGGGAATCGCGGGCGAACGCCTCATGTTGTTCCAACAGAGTTCCCTACTATGGCCCCATCGAACAGAGTTAAGTTCACCAGGACAATTCAGTCTAAATGCCTGCTATCTGCGCGAGGAAGTTTGGCTGCAATGAGTAAAGTAGGAACAGTCAACCAGACCTGAAATCTGGAATGCGCTGATAACGCATGACATACAAATCTTGGCCCCGCTCGTAGGGTTAGCGGGCGGGGCTTCTTTCAACTCAAGGAAACAATATGAGAAAATTAGCATCTATACAAGTAATTCAACAGCTAGAACCAATTCCTGGAGCGGATGCAATAGAGACGGCTTCTGTACTTGGTTGGAAGGTTGTAGTAAAAAAAGGTGAGTTTAAGCAGGGTCAGTTTTGCGTTTATTGCGAAATCGATTCTGTGTTTCCGCGCAGACCGGAATTTGATTTTTTAGCAGAACGCCATTATAGAATTAAAACGATCAAGCTAAGAGGACAAATATCACAGGGAATTGTTTTCCCCTTAGATATATTGCCAGAGACTTACATAGCCAAAGAAGATGACGACGTAACGGAGCTTTTAGAAATAGTAAAGTATGAGCTCCCAGAAAGATTTGCTATAGGCGGCTCAAGAGGATCTTTTCCAGGCTTCCTTAGGAAAACAGATGAAACCAGAATACAATCAATCCCTAGTGTTCTGGATATATTCAATGGGAAGGCCTACTATATTACCCAAAAACTTGATGGAACATCAGCCACATACTACTATCATCCAGAACACGGATATGGGGCTTGTTCTCGTAACCATTTAAAGGATGATGGAGATAATGTATACTGGAATGTAGGTGTTAAAGAAGATATCGAAGTCAAGCTAAAGGACGCGTTTGAAAAATATGGTAGACCCTTTGCAATACAAGGGGAAATTTGTGGTCCGAACATACAAGGTAATAAGTTAGGTTTACCACATCATAAATTATTCTTATTCAACCTATACGACATTGATTTTGGAAAATACGTTAATGGTCCTATAAATGATTGGTGTACAGTTCTTGGATTTACTCCAGTACCTCTCCTTGAAGAAGGAGATAACTTTGACTATACTCTTGCTGAGCTGCTAGAAAAAGCACGTGGCAAGTATCCTTCTGGTAAAAACCAAGAAGGTATAGTAGTTCGACTCAACAACGAGGAACTACAGTGTCGTGGAACCGCCGAAGGACGTCCTTCCTTCAAAGTCATAAATAATGATTTCCTGCTAAAAGACGAAACCTAAACAAAGGAAAGTACAATGCACGCTCTGTTTGTTCTCTTCGTATTTCTAACTATCATCGTAACCATTTTTCAGTGGGCAGGTCTCTTCTACCTGGTCAAGGAAGACGAGTTAGAATCCCAGCGTATGATGATCAGTTTACTCATTCCATGGGGGTTTTTAGTAATCTTAAATGATTACGTTCTATCCAAGGAAATGGAAAAGAAAGATTTCAAAGACATTAAAGTCTGCGAAGAATTCTGCGCATCATACGTCAAGGGGTACAAAGCCTTGGATGAGGCAGAACGTCTAATCATCGCCGATCGCTGCAAGACCTGGCATGATATCTTCTCAAGGAGCAAGGTAATTTCATGAAAACGGCTCTGGGAATTCTTCTAATTGTGGCAGGGCTTGTCTTTGGTCTCTGGGCAGGCATTTGGTGGGCATTTATTGGTGGAATAATCCAGGTGATTGTTGCCGCCAAAGCTACACCAATCGTAGCTTCTGCTATCGCCTGGGGAATCCTCAAGGTAATCTGTTCTGGGCTTATCGGATGGATTGCATTGGCGGTACTAGCGATCCCCGGAGCCGCATTCATCGCAAGCGATCAATAACAGGTGGGGCTCATCTGAGCCCCTTATGCGTCGGTAGCTCAATGGTAGAGCTCCAGTTTTCCAAACTGGACGTTGCGGGTTCGAGCCCCGTCCGGCGCTTACAAACAAAGGAACCCACGATGGAACAGTCTTTAGAGATTAACCTTCATAAGTTGATTATGGAAGACTCTTCGGAAATCATTAGAGTCTTACTAACCATAGCCAAAACCCACCCTGAAGTGTTGGAAAGTGCAATAAGACATAACTCTTCAAGAAGAGCCTTGTTATTTACTACTTTGGAGCGGGCAATTGCATTAGCAGACAGTGGAAAAGTGATCTCAGCAATTAAATTAATAAGAAGCCCTCTTGAGGTAGAAGGTCCATTACCTGATGAAACCCGGGTAATAGTAATGGGCCTTAAAGAAAGCAAAGACACAATGGACGCCATAAGAACCTATGTGAAGGCTTTCGATCAAGCCTTCAATCATATGGAAAAGGAGGAAGATCTTGAACATCCAGCAGCCAACAGCTGATTATGGTGTAATAGTGGGTAGGTTTCAAGTAAGCCAACTCACGGCGGCCCATCATGACCTGATAGCTGGAGTCCTGCAAAGACACAGGCAGGTACTGGTCATTGTAGGGTGTACCCCCGGAAACCTTACTAACAAGGCTAATCCATTATCCTACGCGGCTAGGACTATAATGCTACGGGATAGCTTCCCACTTATTCTCACTGAGGGACTTCAGGATATGCCCTCGGATGAAGATTGGTCCAGGGAAATGGACAAGATTATCCGAAGAGTTTTCCCGATGGGATCAGTGCTTCTATATGGAGGAAGAGATTCCTTCATACCGCACTATCACGGAAATTTCCCCACGGCTGAGGTATCTACGGTGGTATCTCTTTCGGGAACCGAGCAAAGAAATCAAATAAGGACACAAGTTCCTACCACAACTGAGGGAAGGGCAGGGGTCATCTTTGCTATTGAGAATCAGTACTCTTCCTTCAAGCCCTGTGTGGATATCCTCTGCTACAATCCTGCAACAAAGGAAATTCTGCTTGCAAAGCGTAATTCAGAACCTGGTTGGAGAATGCCTGGTGGTCATGCAGACATCGAAAAGGATAATTCCTACGATGACGCTGCCAAAAGGGAATTCTATGAAGAGATGGGCCACACCATAGAAGCCGACAACTTTCAAATGTTATTCAGCTTCAAGGTGGACGATCCCCGTTATCGTACATCAAGTGACAAGATCATGACTCTGGTGTTCTCAGCGCAGTATGTCCATGGTTTTCCTAGAGCTTCTGACGACATCGATGAAGCCAAGTGGTTTCCCATAGGACAACTTCCAAATCTTATGCCGGAGCACAAAAACGCGATCGCTCAGGCCTGCCATAAAATCCTCACCCAAAAATAGGACCCAACATGCGCAACAACTTCATTCTCAAAACGGACAGCTACAAGCCAAGTCACTGGCCTGTGCTGGATCCCGAAGTCACCCACTCTTACTCATACTTTGAGAGTCGTGGTGGCCGATACGCAGGAACAATCTCCTTTGGGCATCAGGCCACATTGATGGAACATTTCCTCGGACAGCAGGTCACTCAGGAGAAGATCGATTACGCCCATGAATTCCTACGTCAGCACTTCGGATTCGACCTCATGAATCGAGCTGGCTGGGAACACATCCTTTCCAAGCACGAAGGTAGGTTACCTTTGGAAATCAAGGCTGTTGCCGAAGGTACTTACGTACCAGCGCACAACGTTTTGATGACGGTGGAAAACACCGATCCCAAGGTGCCTTGGCTAACCAACTATGCTGAGACACTTCTGGTACAGGATTGGTATCCACTCACCATTGCCAGCAACTCCAATTCCTGTCGTAACATCATGCTGGACTTCCTGGAAAAAACAGGTGATCCTTCACGAATCGATTTCATGCTGCATGACTTCGGTTTCCGGGGTGTTACCTGCTGGGAACAAGCTGCAATTGGTGGTATGGCACATCTGCTGATGTTCAATGGCACTGACACACTTGCGGCAATCGAAGCTGCCAAGCACTACTACGATGCGCCAATGTGTGGTTTTTCCATTCCTGCCACTGAGCACTTCGTCATGACCATGCGCGGCCGGGACCAAGAAGCAGCCGTAGTTGACGCACTACTCGATGCCTATCCTGAAGGTCTCGTGGCTTGCGTAGGTGACCAATACAACATCTTTGAGTTCTGCCGCATGTTGAGTAACGCGCACTTCAAGCCGCGCATTCTTGGACGCAACGGTACATTCGTAGTGCGGCCAGATTCTGGTTCGCCTCCCGAAGTGGTCTGCAAAGTTCTGGAGATCCTATGGCATGGGTTTGGCGGCACGTTCAACAGCAAGGGATACAAGGTGCTCGATCCCCATATCCGTGTCATTCAAGGAGATGGCATCGATCACCAAATGATCCATATAGTGCTCGCCGCCATGATGGCCCACGGATTCAGTGCAGACAACATCGCGTTTGGTTCCGGTGGTGGCCTTCTCCAAAAATTCGATCGCGACACCAACCGTTTCGCCTTCAAGTGCTCCTCAGTGCAAGGAAGCTTCGGACAACGGGACGTATACAAGGATCCGATCACGGACATGGTCAAGACCTCCAAGCGAGGACGACTCTCCCTGATCAAGAACGGACAGGGACAATTTCAGACGGTTCCACAACACACGGTGGATCCCGCCGAAGATTTCCTTCAAACCGTGTTTCTCAATGGTGAACTCGTCAATCGGCAAAACTGGGCTGATATCGTAGGACGTGCTCGCCGTTACAAGGTTTAAGCACCAGTGCTCGGGTGGCGGAATTGGTAGACGCGCCGGTCTCAAAAACCGGTGGGCTTTGCCCGTGTGGGTTCGACTCCCACCCCGAGTATTTATGGTATAAGATATTCGTAACAACCAACAAGAGGTAAAAATGTTGATCCCAACTGTAATTGAGTCGACACATCGTGGCGAAAGAGCTTTTGACATCTTCTCTAGACTGTTAAAAGACCGAGTGGTTTTCTTGGGTGATCAGGTTAATGATCACACAGCAAACTTGATCATAGCACAATTACTATTTTTGGAATCGGAAGGACCAGGCAAAGACATCAATTTTTATATCAACAGCCCGGGAGGGTCTGTATATGATGGTTTAGCCATCTATGATACTATGCAATATATCTCGTCACCAGTGTCCACTATCTGTGTGGGCAAGGCAATGTCGATGGGAGCTTTTTTACTTGCGGCGGGAGCGCCAGGAAAGAGACGCGCCCTGAAGAATAGCAGGATCATGATCCACCAACCAATGGGGGGTGCTCGGGGACAGGCCTCTGAGATCGAAATCCAAGCTACCGAAATCCTAGACCTAAGAAAGAGGCTAAATGATCTATTAGCCTTGCATACAAAGCAGCCTTTGGAACGTATTGAAAAGGATACTGATCGTGATAAATTTATGTCGCCACAGATGGCGCTAGAATATGGAGTAATTGATCAACTGGTATGAAAAACATTGAAGTAGTGTGCCCTATGTGCGGCGTAGTAGTTCGAGATGAGACACTAGAACCTAATCAAGCGCCTCCTCCTAAGTATGAACTATGTGAAAATTGCGCCGATAATGATGGCTCTCGTGAAAGAATAGTAAGAAAAAGGCGTGGAAGAAATGAGGACTGATGAATTAGAGGAAAGGGCCGAAAAAAGTTTACTATCGGCTCTGATTGCCTATCCTCAAAGGGCACAGAATCTATTAAAGGCAATCAAAGAGGGCAGAATTGACGGCTCGGAACATAATGCAATATTAGGTTTTCTTTCCGATGACGAAGAGATTACTTATATTGCCTCAGGTGTTGGCAATCATCCTATGGATTTACCCCCGATCGAAATATTTGTATTAGGGGTAAGGCTTGGGGACACCCCGGAGAATAATGAAGAGCTGGCTGTAGCTGCTGAAACCGTACTAGATTTCCTTAAGTCAACACGAATGGATCACCTAGGAGACCTATCACATGAGGGGTGGGTCGATAAGATTTATTAAACGGGAGACAACCCATGCCCAAGCAAGGCAAACCAAGACTCAAGCGGGTCAGTGAAGTACGATATGTACTGATCCAGCCCAAGGAAAAGGTGGAAAACCACCGTCCCACACGTACGCGTGTCCCAACCAGCCGCAATGTCTTCATGATCTATGCGACTGCCCAGGATGCAATGTTGACCGCTCGCAATCCACCGTCCAAAGTGGAAGAGGGTTACCAAGAGCCTCCTGTGGTATCCATCGCAGTCCACAAGGGAACATGCGACGCGGCTTACAGTTTGAAGTCCACCAAGGACATCAACCACGATCGGAAAGAAGGCTTCGGCTATGCCTATGATCGGCTGGCTGCCGCAATCCTCGATTTCGAGCCAGAAGAGCTCGCTTCGGCATCGCGCCGCCGTCTTTTGGTCTCTCCCCCCAAAGTTCGCCCCGACTTTTTGGAAGCCTCTGGTTTCCAGTCGAAGGCCGAACTGGAAGCACACATCAACAAGCTGGTCACCGATGTGTTTACCAAGGAAAAGACCCGCAAACCCAAACATAAATGATAGGAAAAAGAGCGGGGAAATCCCCGCTCTTTCTTTATTATGCAAATAGTTGTAGATAAGTGTAGATTCTGTGGAATGGCCTATTTAGGCTTATTGCCAGAAGGCTTTGAGACAATTGCACAGAAGTTCTTAGAATTTCCTCATGTACAGGAAAACCTAACAGAAACCAATAATTTAGATATCTGCCCTCCGTGTATAGAGCATGAGGTAAGACATTTTGAAGAAACACAAACAAGTTTTTTATGGGGTGAAGAAAATGATTAGTGCTCAGGAAGAGCTCGCAATAGCAAAGCAACAACTTGAAATATATGAGGCGTTTTTTGCAGGAAAAGAGGCTTTTTTCTCTAATACACCAAAACCAAAGTACGAAAATGATGACGTAGCAAGTAGTTGGTCAGCAGGTGTTAACGAGGCAATGGAACAAGACAAAATGCAAAAGCAATTAGCATTATGTAAAACTTTAGTAAATGCTTTTAAGGATGTATATGACGGATTCTACTATACTGATTAAACTAGAACTAGAAGATAGGTTTAATAATTTTAAACCTAAAATAGTAAATGTTTTGTATGACCCAAATGAACCTTTTCTGGCGGGGCAACTTGAGCACGTTGTACAAAATCAATTAAATGCGTTAGTAGCAGAAGAACTCCGAAATACCCAACTATTAAAACAACTAGTAAGACTTCTTGTAAACTCTCCAATTACAATGGTGGGTCTACAATCAAAGAACCATCACGAACAACAGGCTGCTTTGGATCTAGTTAATTTTATTAAGGATTGTTTTAGTCTACTTACTACCTCTATTCCTGATACAGAACCAGTAGGTCTAAAAATAGTAATGTTGATAAACGCTGTACTAGAACTTAACAAGGATCCCCAAAACGAAAAGGCTCATAAAGCACTTCAAGCGGCTGCAAAGGCCTTGGAAAAATTATAAAAGAAGGTTACCCTTCTTTTTTAGATTATAGATGTTTAACTATATTTTTAAAAACTATTATAGAACCTGCCATGTGTCCATTCTCTGGCCATTGTACTACATCATAGTCTCTATGTATATAGCTACATTCGGTCTTACCAGAACATTCTTCCATGCAGGAAAGTTTTTTTAGAAAAGCTTGGTTAAGATTAAAACAAGGAGGTAATAATTTAGAAATATGGATGCCTGTTAAATCGCCAAACTCCTCCAAACCAAATTCTTCTGCAAAAGAGTGTGTCCAAATGACCGCCTTTAAATCTTTGTCTAACATTATAATAGGAACTGGACAATATTTTATAAAGGCTTTTATTACCAAAACAGAACTTACACTGGCCTCAATACTTGCTTGTAGTTCCTCCAAGCTTTTTTTAAATTGTGTGTCTTCCATGTCCATCTCCTTTAGGGAAAAATTCCCGGAAATAAAAGATTAATAATGATACCCAATACAGGAAGTAAAAGCGCCCAAAACAATCTACGAGTAAATTTCATAGATTTTTCATGATCATCTAGTTTAACAAAAAGCTTTTCGTCTTCAACCTTTTTAATAAAAGTATCATAAACAACCGTTTTAGCAATAAGACCTTCTTTGGGATCATATACTTTGTTTTCTAACTCTTCTATTCTTAGATCAACCGTTTTTTTAAACTCTTGTAAACTTATTTTCAGGTCATGAATATCTTTAGTTTGTTGTTTTTCATGTTCTGTATTTAAAACCTGGGCGGTCTTTAATTCATTAACCGTATTAGCTATCTCTTTAAGATACTCTAGCATAGCAGGCATATTCTGCATTTGCTCAATTATATTTAGTAGTTTAGGATCAGTTGCCACTACTCCTCCTGCAACTTTATTATATTTTTTGCGTTGGTATTATCCGGGAGCCAGTTATCAATGTAGAACTTCCAAGCGTCTTCTGGCTTTTCCCCACCACGTATCAACCCAAGTATTTCTTCTATCATAAACGGAGGCATCTGCTTAGCAAAATACTCTCTAATCCATTCCTGTCTCAATAACTTGGAGGCCACTTCATCAGAGGCCAGGATGATATTTATATTATTATAATTGTTTACCTTAAATGCAAGTTCTAAGTCTTTTATTATTAATGAAATGCTCTTTGTATAGGGACTACTCCAACAATTATATAAATAAACCTCAGCATCCCCTATTTCTCTAATTATATTATAAAGAGATTCCAAGAGAGAAGATTCATCTACCCTCTTTATTTTATTTTTTATATAGTAAAGTTTTTTTAATTCCATGTCTCAATTATGGTATAAGATATATGTAGAGTGTTAATGGAGGTGCCTTATGGCAAGAACTTCCGGAGCGCACTCCACTTCCAAACGAACAGGTCGCACGTCAGACCGACACTCCGCAAGAACCGGGAACAAACAACCATGGCGCATTGACGCCACGGAAGTTCCTAACACCTTTGGCGGACCCAAGGCTCTTACTGCGATCATATCCAATGCCCCGCTGTTCAAGTGAGGCAGAGGATCCTCCCGCCAACCGACCGTTCCCACCTTCGGTTAGGAAACCCCGGATGCACTCCGGGGTTTTCTTTTACATTAATAAAATCTTTTTTGTGTAAAATCAACATTCTTGTTAAATTCGGTGCCATAAAGATACGAAGGCATAGGATCTACCCCATGAAGGTTACTGGCAGCACCTAGAGCAGCACCATCTTTTAGCGTTTCTCTAATCCTATTGACAGTAAGCTTGCTGAGCCAATCTGGATTATCCATAGCAAGAGTATCAATACTCTTAAAATATGGAGTATATTTAATCTCTTCTTCTCCATCTAACTTGCGTTGTTTATTGATAGCTACCAACTTACTTAGAGGTGCTATATCCCCACGAATATATTCACTATCTTCTGGAGCTTCGTCAATTTCTGCATTATTTGCAATTCCACGAATTACAGTTTCAAAGGTCTTCTTTCCAAGACCTTCCTTTTTAAATACACCTTCTAAGTCATCCACCATTTGAAGACGAGCAGCCTGATATCCTTTATACTCCATTAATTCTTGTGGTTTTACTGAGCCAGCACTGATAGAGTCACCTTCTTCTAGCATATCACCTTTTTTTACTACCAGAACTCTGCCATATGGTACATGGTGCTTTACACCAGCCACATATACATCAACACCACCAATAGGACTTTTCTCTATTCTGTGTACCACACCTTTTACAGAAGCAAGTGTAGCTTTTCCAGCAACGATTTCTGGCACCTTCACAATCTGCTCCATCTTAGGAAATCCTGAAAGTACATCCTGTTCCGCTGTAGCAGATCCACCACTGTGGAAAGCCTTCATTGTCAACTGGGTTGACCTCTCAGTCATGGCCTGTCCCTCTTTGATACCAACATTAGTACCTATTGCTACTAAATTACCATCTTCGGCTAGTCCATAACATTTTTGACAAATGCCATTAATAGACTCACATGTTAAGGGAGATCTAACTAATAAACTAAGCATCCCTTTACTACGAGCTTTATTTATAATGGTGTTGTCGATTTCATCATTACGTTTACCAACACCAGGAATATCTCTTGGTAAAAATCTATCTTGAAGATTTCTCTGGTCGCTCAACTCAATTTCTACTCCGTCGTCAGTACCACAATCGGCCTCAACTATAAGTAGATTTTTTGTTACACCAAGAAGTGACTTATTGATAGCACCAGACTGCTCAGTATTAATAGCTCTATCAACCATACCTTTACGAGCTCCATACAAACTCATCCAATAACTACCAAGATCTAGGCCTTCTGCCAGAGATTTAGTAATGGGGGTAGGAATAGCTTTTCCGTGAACATCAATTTTAATACCAGGAGCTGTTAGAATCTGTCTAACTGAGTCATGTTTACTCTCAGCACCTGACTCCAACATATCAAAAAGTCCGCGAGATTTCCCAGTTTCCTTAACATATTTATTCTGTGCCTCTTCAATCAAAGCTTGAGCCTTTAACCAGTGCTTTACCTTTTGCTCTCGGCTCCACTTAGGATCTTCTACATCTTTGAAATGCTTAACGATCTTGTCTCTCCAAGATCTATCAATATCAAAATCGTTAATAGACACAGTACTACCAAACTCATGTCCAAACTGTATAGCCATATCTTTTAAAGCATCTATTACTGGTCCAAAATCATTTGGGTATTCCTTTGCTATTCTGTCCAGTATTTTCTTTAATACCTTTTTATCTACTGTGGTGTTAAACTCTTCTAACTGCATTCCCTTAGGCAGGGTTTTTAGAACCATCTGCCTACCAAGGCTGGTTCTAACACCTGCCAACATAAATGTATGATTTAGCTCTAATTTATTTGCTCTATGTGCAGCATTGGCCTCAGCTAAAGATTTAAAAGACATATTGGTAGCTTGAAGTTCTCTTGTGAGATGCCACAATCCAAGCTGATAATCTTTGCTAAATGCCCCGGCTGGGATATTAGACTTACTACCTGCCTGCCAAATATTTCTACTGGGAAGCATAGTAAATGCTTCCTCAACAGCCTTTGGTCCTACAGGTACATGTACCGACATTGTGTCACCATCAAAGTCAGCATTATAGCCTTTAACAATAAGAGGATTAAGCTTGATAGAACTACCAGTAACAGGTCTAGCCATATGGGCTTGAATAGAATGTTTGTGCAACGAAGGGGCTCTGTTCATAAGAACAGGTCTATTCTTCATTACTTCTGCAAATGCTATTTTTGCGACATGTGTATTCTGTCTCACTTCTTCTCTAGCCTGTAAGGGCGTAAAACCTTGGTTTACTAGCTCTCTCACAGCGAATGGTAAGAAAACCTTCTTATAGAGTGTCTCTGGTAAACCAATTTCATCTAAGCCCAAAGCGGGGTCAAGGGTGATAGTACTACGAGCACTAAGGTCCTGACGCTTACCCCATAGTTTATTGTGTGCATAACCATACTTGGGACTTTGCTTTCCAGCAATGGTAACTAATATACCTTCCTTCTTTTCTTTCTTTCCAGGAGTTGGGTCGTCATCAGTACCTATAGTATAGGACATTTCCTTGTATAGATTAAATCTAGCATCACCTCCAAAGCCGGCCTCTAAACCTAGGGTTTTATAATCCTTTAAACCATTATTTACTACCGCGAGATCACGGTAGTTATAATTAATAGGAGAAGAATTAATGTCTCCACTAGCTAAAGAAAAAGCAGGTCTGTAAGCTGGAGGAATGACAGGAAAATACCTAATCATATAAAGCTCATCTGGCCTTTTATTAAATTTATCCAAAGCCTCCAAGTAGCGATATCTTCTATTTAATTTATCTACTTCTGCTCTTGGAGCTTTAGCTAGTGCAGCCCTAGTAAGCCGCATCTCCTCTTTTACATTAATACTAGCTAAAGCATGCTCAATACCCCTTACACCTGTTTCCCCCGTTTTTGGAATAACAGCCTTTTCTTTAATAATATTCTCATACAGAGGCTTTGATAACCCCAGCACAGTTAAGATAGGCTTTTCGTACAGTGGGTGTGGCATCTTATCCGCTAGCGTAATATGAGACCACTTTTTGCCTTTCATGCCACCAGTAACATCTTTGTCAAAAAGTCCTCCGGCTATTGGGGAAAGATTCTTGCCAATTAGCATTTTTCCTGCATCGGTAAGCTCCCCATTACTCATTTCCAAAGTTTGATCATCGGTCGTAGGTTCTAAAGACATCATTGTGCCATTTTTGTTTACGTTGACACCAAGTCCCTTTAGTAACACCAAGAGCTTTTCAAATGCAAAGTTTGCCTGAGGTGGTGGTATTGGTCTGCCTGCTTGTATAGCTGCCCAAATTTCGTCGTTTCTTTGTGACTTAAGTGCAGCAAACTCACTAAGATTTTCTCTGGCCCCGTGGGCTAACAAACCAAAGGTAGTCAGTGGATCAATCTTTTGTCCGGGCTCAGCACCATGTGAAGGCTGCTCCTCTACCGAGTAGGTACCATAAGACCTAGCCTTGGCTTTGTGCTCCACAGTGTGCATTAGTTTCATGATATACTGATTACCAGTAAATATTGGATTTTTAAATGGTTTTCCATCCTTCCCATCCAATAATACTTCATCAGCCTTAATTCCTAGAGACTTGAGCTCTGATTGTATCTCCTTTAGATAATTTTTTCCGCTGAAGTTTTCTACATAAAATTTTTGTCCTTTAGCAGTAGCTATCTTGCCAGCAGCTGTCTCCAAAATTTGTCCTGTATTCATACGTCCCGGAACGCCATTTGGAGAAAGAATCAGATCAATCCTCTTACCGTCAGTAGTATGTGGCGCTTCCTCATCAGGAATAATTCTAGAGACAATGGACTTATTCCCATGTCTACCGGCTATCTTGTCTCCAACTACCATTGGATTACTTGTTTTAAGGTGTACTACTATTTTACCTCCAGATAGACGATTAACATAAATAACTTTGGCCTTCTCTCCACCATGCCAAGTTAAACTACGATTGGCATAAGGCATATACATGCTTTTGTTCATGCTTCGTAGAATTTTCTCTTCATCTGTAAAATCTTTTGGCTCTAAATACGCTACTATTACATCTTCTGGGTCAATCTCTGCTCCAACCTTAATGATTCCATCAGGATCATAGTTACCAGCTTTGCTATCTGGTATGAGGGCTGGGTAATATAGCCTAAATTTTTTGAGGTTTTGGATACCTTCCTTATTTACAATAATAGACTCTGGTATAATTTTTGTAGAGGTGAAATCCTTGGATAAGCTCTCTGTGATAACACAAGAGTCTTCATAATTAAGCCCCTTCCAAGACATGTAGGCTACATTTACATTTAAACCCACAGATAAACTACCGTCCTTAGGATCTTGGAAGTTATTAAAAGCTAATAGTTGATTAGCCTTAACTTTTTCACCCACTTTAACTCTTGGGGTTGACTGCAAAAAAGTTTCTCTATTTAACGGAAATTGGTTAAATAGTCCTATCTTTACAGACTCTTTACTATTGTCTGGTTTTAAATAAATATAATCATCTGTTACTTTGGTAACCGTAGCACTTTTGATTTCTTCTGGTACCATAGGTGCCAGATATCTACCAATGGCCTGCTCAAAGGATATATTCTCTTTTGAACCATAAATTTTAGACTCTATAAGTGGTGATTCTGTTTTATCTAATGGAATAGCCTGCGCACCCATTTTTGCACCGAAAGATGCTCTAACGGCATCGTCACTTTGCATAAAAGGAATTAGATTTGTTGGCCAGGAAAAAATAGACCAAGTATTTTGTATCCAACCATCTATCTTTTTAGAAGGGACTTCTTGTACCTGTCCTTCTGACATCGCCTTGACAATAGAGGCTTTAGCTTTTGGTTTTCCATTAACCCACTCCCATTGATCAGGAAAGCCCAAGGTAAGTTTGGAGACTTCAAGTGGAGTTAAAAATCTAGATTCCCCAGTAGGGGTAATAATGGACTTTTTAATATCATCACCATGCTTTTTAATATCTACGGCCAATGGAAGGGTAACACCCACCTTGCCAGATTCAGGAGTAGCAATGGGATCAAGGAACCCTAATTGGCTGGGATGTACGTCTCGAACGCCCATAGTAATAGCATGAGAACTTTGAACACCACCAGTACCCATTACTGTGGTTTTTCTCCACTCACTTAGAATACTAATAGGATTAGTTTGTTCTGGTGTGGAACTAAGATCACCAGTAGTATAAAACTTTTTTAATGGTTTGGTATAAGTATCAGAAGAAATAATGTCCTTAATACTGGATTTGTTATCTGTTCTAGTTGCTAAGTTAACCAATATTTTTGGTTTTTGCTTATCCATATAAGCTGCTAATAGATCCGTAGGTGTATAAAGATTTTTAAACACCAGACTATCTCTCTCGTCAGGAGACTGCTCTCCGCGTAACACACCAAGAATCTTCTTGCTTGTAGCAAAAAGAGTATCTTCATTGACTTTTTCAAAGCCCTCACCAAGGGTGAGCTTTGTTGTAGCTGCGCTTACCTTTGTATTATCAAGATAAGTCTTTAGTGTGGTAATGGCAGATTGATAATCTAAAGGACGTTTTCTTGTTATTTTCTCAACCAAGTCGGGTATTTCTATTACTTCTCTGTTAATACCACTAGCTTTATTAGCATTGAATACTTCTAAGCCCCAAGCCTTTTTCATTTCTTCATCTGGAAATCCCAAGGCATTAAGAATGGTATAAAGTTTAAACTTGCGGTTGGCCAGCAATAAATAAAATAACCTAGACTCAGGGTCAAAAATCATCTTAAAGTTATAACCTTTCTCAAGGTCAAACCAAGACTCTAACTCACCGTTTTCCTTTACTCTAGTATAGATACCAGGCTTAAGTCTCAATTGATTAATTGTTTGGTACTCTGATCCATCGATAATCATGCTATATCTATTTGTTAGTCTTGGTAAACTAAGTATTTTTATTCGCTTTGATTCATCGATTACCTTTCCAGTTTTGTTATCTCTAAGTCTAAGATGTCCATAGATAGGTAGTACCCATGAACCACCCTTAAGTTTCATATCTTTTTGTGCGGGAATATCGTAAGGATCTACCTTATTTTCATCTGCACTAACTTCTACTAACTCTAGGGTATTTGTTTTTCCCTGAATGGGGAACTGCTCAACAAGATATTTGGTAATGTAATCAACTAATTCATTATTTTGAACTTCTGGTTCTAAAATATCTTTTAGTATTTCGGCTGGTTTTGTTTGACTCATTTTGTAAAATTTCCTGGTATAAGATTTTTGGTGATGTTCATTTATATACTAGAATCCGCAGTTGAAGTATAATATTTTTTAAGTGATAAGTCAAGTCACTTGACTTAATCGACTTCAATTGCTATTATTAAGGAACAACTTTTTATTATGTATAGGAAAAAATTGTATGGCAGCCAGTACCGGATCTAGAACCAGTATTAGAGTAACCAAAAGTAGTAGAACTAGTACTTCGTCCTCAAAATCATTGACAAGAGCCATAACACCGTCCCAAACACTCAGAGGAAAATGCAAATGAAGAAAAAGGTTTGCCCAATCTGTAAGTCCGTAGAGCTTACAGAACAAGAACACAAGCATCCTCTCGGAAGGTGCTATTGGTGTGTGAAAGAATATCATGAAAAGGCCGCTCGTACATTAGGCCAAGCAATGGCTCCACCAAATCCTTCGGATTTTGGTAGAACAGAAGCAGAGGTAGCGCTTGGAAGACCCAAGCCTGCCGACCCATCGGACCCAACGGCGTCTTATAGACGTCCCACAGGAGGCATTGATCCAGTGGCAGAGTCGGTGCCATTCTCTGCTGAATCTCGCGAGATCTTAAAGCAGAATTTTTTATACGATCCCGAAAATCCACCAGTAGTTACCGAGGTGATTGCTCGTGGAAACTATGGCACACAATTGGAACTCAGGATGCCGGTAGGCATTGCCAAGGAATGGCAGGATGTCATTCAGGGCCAGCTGGAAGAAATGCTGAAACACGTAATACGACTACTTACCTTTGGCACTCTCCACGACTCAATCAAGGAGGGTATGACACAGGGTGGTCAGCCTTTTGGACAACACGGTAGAGAATAAAGGATACCAAGTGAATACGCTACCTGAAAAATTCCAGGCCATTGAAGAGGAACTCAGGGCCAGTTTTGCCGAAAGAGATGATGTAATTAGGGGTGGAATTCTTGCCCTACTATCTGGAAAGCATATCCTGCTTTTGGGCCCTCCAGGAACCGGTAAGTCCCTGTTGGCCAGAAAGCTTTGTGCTGCTGTCAGTGGCGCAAAATTCTTTGAGAAACTCCTAACAAGAGTGACTGGTGCAGAAGAATTATTCGGGCCAATCTCCATGGCCAATCTAAAACAAGATCGATTCATGCGAAAGACAGATGGGTATCTACCCGATGCTCATATTGCTTTCTTGGATGAGGTCTATAAGGGCAGTAGTGCCATCCTAAACTCTCTGCTGACCCTAGCAAACGAAGGCTTGTTCCATAACGATGGGATTCCTGTCAAAACTCCTTTGATGACAATCATTGGTGCCTCCAACGAGGTTCCCGAAGAGGGTGATGGTTTGGAAGCCTTTGACGACCGGTTGCAACTACGGTTTATGGTTCAAAAGATCGACGACAGAGATACCATGCTGCGTATGCTTAAGTCAGACTTCTCTGGCCCTCCAAAAAACCAAGTAACCTTGGCTGAATTGGAGCAAGCAAAGAAGCAGGTATCTGAAATCGAAATTCCCGACGACGTTTATAAGATGTATTTGGACCTATGGAATATCTTCCGTAGCAAGGGATTCGATATCACAGACCGTGTGTTCAAACAAGCCATCGATGTAATCAAGGCCTCCGCCTGGCTACGGGGCGTTAAAGTAGCCACCGAGGATGATTTCGAAGAGCTTCGTCATATGTTCTGGAAATCTCCGGAAAAACGGCGCGACGTGCACCTGGAAATTTTGAGTGCCACCAATCCCGAGAAAGCACGTGTAACCGACATCTACCATGAAATCGAGAACCTGGTCAAGGAAGCCAATACCACGGCAGCCAACAAAAAGCCAGGCCAACAAGATAATGCTATAGAAGTAATGGGTAAGATTAAGGACAAGAAGGCCGAAGTAGAAAGAATCATGGCCTCGATGCGGAAGCAGAAAAAGGACATGAAGGAAGTCACAAACATGTACAACAAGATCAAGATTCACCTCCAAGACGTAGCGTCAAATCTGGTTGGACTGAGCATTAAGGTGGACTAATGCGTAAACTAACAGCAGAAGACATCTTAAAACATTTCGGCACAAACAAGTATACAGTAAAGTGTGACAAGTTCGACATAGAGGACTTTACTGACATCAAGGAGGCTAGTGGGAACCTGCTTAAGGTAGAGGAAGAAGGTTTGAAAGAGCTGAACACTTACTCTGAACTAATGCAGGACTTATATAGCACGATGTTCAAGATTCACCCACACTTGAACGAGGATTATGAGGTGAGAAAGGAAATGCTCTTCAACTATGAGTTGATGAGAGTAATCCTAGACCACCGAAGAACAAAAGAAATCCGAGCCATCTCACAGATGGACAAACTAACCAGCGCCATCGGTGTGGAGTCTATAACACCCGAGGTAACTGAACTCATCAAACAGATGAAAGAGCAAAAAGAGGCCTTTGAGGCTATGCTCAACGCGGCACAGGAGGCTGAGGAAGCCGCTCAGGCCGCGGAAGAAGATGAGGAAGGGGAAGGAGCAGGCGTAGGCGCTGGGGAAGAAGAGGACGAAGAGGAAAAGGATCAAAAGGGTAAAAGGGGGCGTAATAACCAAAAGCCTACTCTTACCTTAGAAGAGGCAAAGGCAAGACTGGAAGAAGCTCGAGCCAACCTGAAAGAAGCATTTGACGACCCGGCATTTAAAAACCAGGTTGGACAGATGATAGGTCGGGTCAGGCACAAAGTTGTAGAAACAACTTCTTTGCTTCAAACTTGGGGTTTAACCTCTGATTCAACTTTTTCCAAAAGCTCCCATAGGGAGAAGATGGAATTGGTAAAGAAACTTTCCAGTAGTACCAAGCTGAAGAAGGTTTCAGAGTTAGCGGGAAGGCTTATCCCATTAGCCATGAATCAGCAAACCCAAAAGGTGAAGAAAGGTTGCGAGGAAATCTACAATGTAGAGCTTGGTTCTGATTTGTCTAGACTCCTTCCACAAGAAATCTCAAAGCTCAATGACCCAGACCGTGAACTGGAATTCATGGCCTCCTTCTTTGAAAACAAGTGCCTACAGTACTCCCTAAAGGGGAAGGAAAAGAAGGCACGAGGAGCCATCGTAGTATGCATTGATGAGTCCGGGTCCATGGAAGGAGAAGCCGAAATCTGGTCCAAAGCAGTGGCCATAGCACTTTTGCACATAGCTGTAAAGCAGAAGCGAAGCTACTTCGTGATCCACTTCGATGCTACCCATGACCCAAAAAGACTACCAGTTCACGCCTTCCCGAAAGGCGAAACTCTTAACATGCTTAAGCTTGTTGAGATGGCAGAGCTTTTTATGGGCGGCGGTACTGACTTTGAGACTCCTCTAACAAGAGCCAAGATGTGCATTGATCTTGAAAAGGATTACCACAAAGCAGACATCATCTTCATTACAGATGGGGAATGTGCTGTAAGAGACTCTTGGCAAAAGGAGTTCATGGCCTGGAAAAAGGAAAAGGGGATTTCGATCTACTCAATCCTTATCAACACTGGAATCAATTCCGACACATCGCTGAAGGAATTCTCCACACAAATCTACAAACTTTCTGACTTCAAGGAAACGTCGGAAGACGTAGTACTTGACTTGTTCATGCAAGTGTAACAACAGGGGGAGGAAACTCCCCCTCATTTTTCCCCTAAAACACGATTACTTTGGTGATAGTTGCCAAGTATTTTTTGAGGTGTAGCTAGCCTCTAATGATACGTATTAAACGATTCGTTTAGTAGGACGTCTAATTTTCTAGCAAAGAGATGCTTTATAGCATCTCCCACCATTTCGCCTTCGGCTCCATTGTTGATTTTTTCTTACGCAAATCCCAAGGGATTCGCTCCAGGAAAAATCATCCGGGAGATGAAGGGCCCCCTGAGGACCTCGAGGTGCCCAGACACGTGTACAACACCCGGGATCCCGATCGACCTCACGTCGACCAGGTAACTTAAGACCGAAAGAGGGCACTGGCCAAAAAGATCTTATCAAACAACTGCAGTCCACGGTGCACGCGTACGGCCGGCAGCCGGAGACCCGGCGCCGCGGAAGCTTCACGAAGCATGCAACCATGGACCATTCGAAACCAGGGAACGAAGCTCGGTCTAGAAACACAGACAAACAAAAGTATATAAAAATATATATTTAAAAATTTATAAATAATCTTTGTATACTTATTAATATTAATAAAAAAAACAGTATTACCAAAAAAGGGGATAAACATGCCTTGGGTTTTTGGCAGGAAAGCAGCTATCCAAGCTGACACAACCGTGAACAAGCTTCAGAGCAAAACTCCGGTTACTACTCCGGTAGGTTTATTGGAGTTTGTAGGTACCTCTACGCAAGAGGTAAATGAGATTATTGAAAACAAAGCTAATTATTACATAAGTTACTCACTTGCCAAACATGGCAAAACAAACAAGAGAAGATTCATTAACGCCCCGCAGGGGCGTTTGAAGGAAATACAAACATCAATCTTACATAAGGTTCTTTACCGATTCAGGGTTAGCCAAATAGCCCACGGATTTGTAAAGCATCGTAGTCCAAAGACTAATGCTCTTCCGCACTTAGGTGCGCAGACATTGGTTAAAATGGACCTGACAGACTTTTTTGGGAGTTTAAAAACCCCTTTAGTAGTATCCTTGTTAACTACTTTGATTTCCAAAATCCCCGAAATAAAGGAAGATCCAACCGGATCCAGCATAGAGCTGCTGGCCGAGTTATTAACCTTTAGAGGTCAAATACCTCAGGGTGCCCCATCAAGTCCCGCTGTTACCAACTTGATTATGAATGGGGTGGATAGACGGCTTAAGGATTACGCCGATCACCTCAAACTAAGTGTTACCAGATATGCCGATGACATTACCTTTTCCTCAAAAGAAAAACTCGACCCAAAAGCTATAAGGGAAGTTACGAAGTTTGTAACTGCCCTTTGCAAGAATTCCGTAGGGGTAAAGGTAAACAAAAAGAAGACGAAAGTCAAAAGACAATCCAGTAGAATGTCGGTAACAGGTGTGGTAGTGAATGAGAAGGCCAACATTCCAAACCATACCTATCGAGAGCTAAGAGCAAGAGTTCACAATTATGTGAACGGAACCGCAACACTGGATGAAAAAGAACTACAAAGTTTGAGGGGACAATTAGAATGGCTGAGGAGCGTAAACCCGGACAAAGGCCAAAAGTTGATAGAAAAACTTGGAAGCAAGAAATAAAGTCCGTACTGGACACCGCACAACAAAATCCTAACATCACCTGTATCGAAACATGCTTACCAATAGGGATAATAGCTACGCTTGGACCACAGTCAACGATCCAAGCGGCTTCGAGTACAGGTGTAATACAAAAGTTGGAAATAGGATGGATCGACCAACTCGACCCAACTAAACAGATTGTGATTAGAAGGCTAGAGTACGTGTACCAAAACCATCCACTTAGAGGTAGGAAGAGCTATTTCAAGATAGAGCTTACCCCTTGGGATGGCAGTAGGTACACATCCTCAACTCCCGGGGTGACACACCAGACAAAGAATCATGCCGGAAATGTAGTGCTACGAAAAGTGGTGGCTTCCGAAAAAGCGTTAGAACCGATGATGAAACATTTTCTTCAGTATAGCCTAACGTTCTTAACGCAACACTGCGTTATTCCACGAACCATCACAAAAACGGATGAACAGACAAAAGTATATTGATGTGCTTAAGATAATCGTAACGGTCGCCGCCATTGTAATCGAAGTTTTGCAAAAAACACATCACGGCGCTCGTTGGAGATAGTGAGTTGCGATAATCTTTCAGAGATGAAGCGTTTTAACGCAGAGCTCCAAAAGAAAGACTTGCAACATGAAATATTTCAAGGGAGTGCTAATAGTAGGAAGCACCAAGAAAAAGCAGCGAGAAAGAGTTATCTATACTCGCGGGCATAACATCCTTTCTGCACTGGATATTTCACATAAAATTCGAACAGCACGCTGGGAGTCAATCACTGAGATTAACCACGACGAGTATATTCGTGGAGTCCAGGATAACTCCTATTAAACTAAAGCAGGCTTGCCTGCTTTTTTACATTAATACTTGCTTTTTAGATAAACTTGTATTATATTTAGATAAACAAATAACCATTAACTTACTATGAGAAAACCTAGACTTTTTATTTGGGGGGATACCCCAAATGTAACTACAGGTTTTGGAAACGTGGCCAAAAACCTGTTCCGAGACCTTCATCTTCATTTTGATGTGTACATACTTGGTATTAATGAATATGGATTAAAAAAGTATGACACCACCAACTGGTTTATTTACTCGGTAGACCAGAGAGATCCATATGGATATGGAAAATTAGGCATGGTTCTGGATGACTGTAAACCAGACTTAATTTTGCTTTTCCAGGATATTTTCAATGTACAAATTTTTATGCAGAATATGCAAAGGGAGGGAAAACTAATCCAGTTACCTCCTACGGTGATTTACTTTCCAATTGATGGCGCCCCAGTAAATCCTACTTGGAGAGGATTATTTGAAGATCCCAGAGTAACAAAAATTATTACATACTCTGAGTGGGCAAAAGAACAACTAATAGAACGTTTTCCATTCATTAATAGAGATTCTGTAGATGTGCTTTATCACGGAATCGACGTAGATACTTTTAAACCAGCGCCAAAAGGCGAGGTAAAAGAATTTAGATTAAAGTCAGGGTGGGATTACAAACATCCAGTACACAATACTGTAGAAAAAAGATTTATTCTTTCTATGGTTAACCGATACCAACCAAGAAAGATGGTGGCTTTGGGAATTAAGGCCGCTGCACTTGTAACAAAAGGTTATAAGGTTTGTAAATGCGGAAATTTGTATTCTCTAACAAAAGCTAGATGCGACCTAAATATGTGCGGCCCAGAAGATATTGTAGAAATGAAGGCTCCAAATCCCGATGTTGGGCTTTATCTACATATGAATGTAGCCGAACCTATTATGGGTCCAGCTCCTAGCCACTTACTACCTGTATTGGTAATGAACTGCGGATACGAAGACTATGATGTAGGTAAGAACCTATTCCTATTGGGAAATAGAAATCATTTGGCACACCCAATGACCGAAGCAGAGATGGCCTTGATTTATTCTGCTGCAGACATAAATCTTAGCACTGCAATCGGTGAAGGATTTGGGCTTTCCTTAGCAGAATCAGCTGCATGCGGTACACAAAGCATAGCACCAAAGAATTCAGCTATTCCCGAAGTGTTAAGAGAAACAGGCTATATGGTGGAAAACGCTAGCCTTATAAACATGGCTATGGATAATAGCCATATACGTCCAGTTGTTAGTTTACCAGCCTTGGTAAAAACTATTGAAAAGGCTTATAAAGATTGGCAAGTTAATGGAAGAAACAAAGTATTCTCGCAGGAATGCATTGACAATGTAAAAAATAACTTCCTGTGGGAGGATAAGCGAGAGTACATTACAAATACTTTACTAAGCTTGGTACCAACAACACTAAATGAATAAGGGGCTTACGCCCCTTTTCTTTTTTTAGTCTAATTCCCACCTAGTACACTCTTCCCACCATACTGTAACCAACATCTTGTTTTCTCTGGATTTATCGTATGCAGGAAGCTCTTTTAATATATTAATATTTGGGTTGTTCATTATAGATTCATACTCTAGACGTTGAGCATCATCGTCAATATCGAATTTTTTAATTTTCTTTATCTTCGCTGTTTTCATCTATCTTTTCCCATTCTGCACTTTTTTCTAACTCCTCAATAAGTTCTGTATCTCCCAAAGCAACTGATATTTCAGTTTCTTCCCCTACCTTCTTGAACTTAACAAAGGTTCCATATTTATCCATACTCATTATTTTGGTTCCCCTCTTTTAGAGGCCGTATGTTTTGTAGAAGAGGATCTTCCACTTGCTCTTCTTGCCGACACCTCTTGTTTAACACTACGTTCAGCCTGTGCTTCTTGTGTTTGTACTTGGGTTGGCATTGATTGCAGCATAAATTCATTCGCTAATTGTAGTCTAGTTGCCATTAGACTTGCTATTGTGGGCATTCCCTTGTTTTGCAATAGTTTGAGCGCTGACATTTGTCCTTCAGGATCATAATTAGATAATTGAGCAGTAAGTTTCTTCATAAATGTATGAGTATCTAGACCCGCCATCATATTTCCAGCCTCGCTCGCTATCTCTTCTGCGAAGATTAGCTCATTAAGAATACTCTTTTCATCCACATATGCTGCTTCGGCCTTTGCCTGTGCCTTCATCTGCTCCACAGTGGCATCAGCCTGGATTTGTGTTTGGAACTTAGCACGCTTAATATCTAACATTCCATTTGCTACAACGTCCTTTTGTATACGTTCGTAGTTCTCATCTGGATCATAGCCAAAATCTTGTATTAACATAGAATCAGAAAGTTTACCCATAGAATTAAGTTGGATAGCCAGATTTTTTGTCTCTGTGTCATCAGCCATTCTAAAACGTTTAAACTTTACTTTTATTTCGGGATAACTAAGCATACCGGCAATCTTTGGTATGATAAAATAGTTTAACATATCCTCAAGATATTCTCGATAACTTAGAAAACCATTCTCTACGATTCTTAATGATATACTAGAGCCTGTCCATGTAGATCCACCTTTTACAAACTCAATTGGAATACCAAGTGAATTGATAATTGTTTCTTCTAAAAATTTAAGCTCAGGTGTTGTTAATAAAGCTCTTGCGTCCCCGCCAAGACTTTGGTATCCAAGAGGAATTGGAAATACGCCAATGTAGTTAGGATCTTCTCTAAATTTGTCGAGCTCTTCCTGTACACGGCTTTTCCAATTACTTAGATTCATTTGCAGAAGTGGGTTGATATCCCCTGTACTTGCTGGATATACTGCACGCATTGGGACCACGTGCTCTAAAGCAATGGCCTCGTTGCCCCTTCTAAGTGTCTGCATATACCAAATTAGACTTAGTGCAGGTAAAATTGTGGGCTTACCCCAACTCATATCTTCTTCGGAAAGACCCGGACGTCTTAGATGATAAATATTATCAGGATCTAACTTTATTTTTTTACCTTCTTTAACACTATCTATAAATATTTTTGGTAGTTTGTTTATTTTGCTAATCTTACCTGCAGTAATATCTCTTTTTACAGCAGGATCCATCATGTAATAATATTCTCTATCACCTGTAAGAGAATCGTATTCAATTTCTACCTGCTCAGGAGCCCAACGCACAAACTTTATTGACTCTGGACTCTTAATATAGGTATCTTCTATTTCAAACTCACAATTTGAAAGACATTCTGGACACACACCCTTATAATTAAAATTAACGAATTTTAACTCTTTTAGTTCATCGGCTAAACACATTTCTCCACAGTTGGGGCAACGAAGATGTCTTTTAAATTTCTGTACTGCGGATAAAAAGCAGTTACCAAATACGTGATAGTCCAATCCTATTTCTACGAGAAGTGTTTTAATTTTTAGATTATGATAAAGTACTGTTCTCCATTTTTCGTTATATTCAGCATCTGATAAGTTATCAAATAATAAAGGGGTAATAGGATACTCAGTCATTTTATGTAAAACACTGTTAATAAATTCATTTCTGTAGAAGAACATTCTACAGAATCTTAAAATCGACTTTATGCCTTTTGGCATATAAACCTTTGACAAGTCAAAAAACGGATTAGGGTATTTTTGTCTTGCTAAAGTTCTATCTGTTAGCATGCTTGCATTAGTTACTGATGCCATGTGTTACCAAACTTCTTTTGCGATCATTTTATCTATGTACATTTGTATAGCTAACCAACGACTGGCTTGTATTTCTACTAAAGAATCGTCTCCCAATGGGAATGGACCAAACTCGGCCTTGGCTTTAATATCTGATAGTTTTACCAAAGGAAACTCTTCTTCCAGTTTCAATTCCTCTGGGTAAAAGTAAACTCCAGCAAGTTCTAATGTTACCTTTATCCACTGTTTAACTTCCCAGTCAAAATAATAATCAAACCCTAATTTACCAATTACATAAAAAGCGTAAAAAATCTGCTCAGGTGTTGCCCCCTGCATAACGCGGAAATCCGCTTTTTGACCATTTAGGGCCAACACTACTTTTTCAAATATGTTATAGTCTTCGAATGGAGCATGACTGTGGAACAGGGTATTTAGAGCTTCTACCTTTTCAAACTCTTCCTGGGTAAGGGACGGAAAAAGCATTCTAATACTTTCTGGTAGTACAGCTTCTGGAGATTTTAAAACCTCAATTATTGTCATATTTCTTAAAGCCCATGTGAGTTAAATTAAGCGAACTTTTTTTATCCATAAAATTTTTCAATCCACTACCTACAGCAAAAGCCGTACCCATACCAATACCAAAACCCAGCCCTTTCTTAAAAACGGAGGCTGAGACACCACTCCAGTTCTTTAGTTTACCTGCTAGTTCTGGCTTTCCAATAGAGTGGGCCTCATCCAAAGTAAATCTTGCCCATGGAGCAGTTAATAAATCCCTAGTACGCAATACCCCGCCAGGCTCTTGTGCACGTGTCATTACTGTATCATAAGGATGTGTAAGGCCTGCATTAGCAACACCGCCCAGTGTGCCAGAAATTGCTCCTATCCAAGCATCTCTTCCAGCTTTTCTTTTTTGGTTCTCTGCCATCTATAGCTCCGAAAGTAAACCTTCTCTGGTAGGCTCTGGTAAACTAGCTAGTACATCTAGACCTTCGGGTCCAGATAATTCTTTCTTGGTGTAATCATCAATCCAGTTACTTACATCTTTTTGCAACAAAGAAGCCAACTTGGATTTGGTAATATATTTACCATCTATCTCTAATTCGGCTTCCTTGTATATACCACAAGTAGTGCTAATAGGATCTGCAAGCTGTCTAGACCAAAGTCTATCCAAGCCATACTCTCTATCAATTACTTCGAGTACTTTAGCAGTCTTTACTACACCCAAATTTGGGTGACGCTCTATAAGTTCATCGTATATATCAGGATCTTGGTCTGGATTCAAGTATGTTTTGCGCATATTAACAAGCTTGTCAAAATTTTCATTGAAGCTATCCGTGCTTAATGAAGCAAACTTAGTAATGCTACCCGCTAATTTTATATTTTTATTGCTAGCCTCTCTGCAGGTATTAATGGCAAACATAAGCTTATCTGGCGCGGTAAAGCTATTTGCGTATTTTTCAAAATATTCAGCAGCCTTTTCTATGTCTTCTTTACTATCAAGAGGATATCTTTTGGATTCTTGTAAAGCCCACTTAGTAGTTTCTTTTTCTGTTTTATCGTTTAGTTTTTTATAATAAGCGATCTCCGATATTTTTTCTAACTCTACTATATTATTTGTGGGCTTAAAATCCCCAGCCAGACTGGCTAGCTCTTCTGGAACTACAACTCCTTGATTTAAGGCTGCCCTTTTTAGAAAAAATGCCGCTGTTTTCACTATTTCATCTGGAAGAGCACTTGCTTTACTTATTAGGAGCTGAGAGTTTAGTTGTGTAAGGCCCGGATCATAACAGGCAAATTTCTTGATTTTACCTGTCTGTGGATGATAAAGTTGAAGAGCAACTTGTTTATCTTCTAATTCTTGCATTTCAATAGATGTTGGGACATGCAAAGAATCAGGATCATAATCTAACTGGAGAGAAGCAATCTTCTCAATTTGCCCCAAACTAATTTCATCTACGAGATCATACGTAAATGTAGTAAATTTGGCTGTATTCATTTTAATAAGATCTCCACGCTTTTAAGGTTTTCATAACGGTATCTCCGGGGCAAGCCGCTTTGTTAACAGGATCAGCTTCACAGTGTCCAATAAACTTTTTAACCGTTGGTAATTGTTTTTTTAATGTATTTAACAGCTCTTTCAATGAATTGAGTTGTTCTATCGAAGGCTCATCTGCTTGCTTTACACCAGGTCCATTGAAATACCCACATACTAATATCCCAAGAGCTATTGTATTCTTGCCTTTGCAATGCCAAGTAATGTCTGTTAGTTCATTACATTGATGAACAGTTCCATCCTTGGAAATAGCAAAGTGATAACAAATGTGTGGTGCCCCTGTGGGACTAATATGATTCTTTTCCCATCCCTCAATGGTACCATCTTTATCTCTATCTGATGTAGGGGTAATATGATACTTGTTAATGGGTTCTGGACCAGTAGCTCTAGACGCGGCCTGGTGTACTACAACTGTAGTAATATTTTCTACTTTTCTCTTGGACCACCTTTTTGTAGGATGCCAAGGTAAAGTTTTTATTGAATTAACAATCTGCATAAACTATCCTTTAACTATTCAAAGTATAATAAAATTATGGTTCACTGTCAACCGGAATCACTGGATCAGATATTTTGGCCTTAATTGCTTCATAAGTATCTCGACCTTTTTTACCTAACTCATATACTAGAACCGTGGCCAAAGTCATATAAAGATTAGGGGGAATATCTATTCCTATCCACCAAAATTTAACAATGGATATGAACAATAATAGAACGAAAGTGGTTCTACCAAGGCTTATTGAACCATTTTTGTTCTTAAGTGTTTTTGGTAAGTACTTCAATGCCTTTAGCCTCCGATTTTCTTAGTGCTAAATTATAGCCCAATAGTTCTATTTCTATTGGGTCACCTAGCGGAGCTATTCTTACTACTTTAACGATCTGTCCAGGAATTACACCCATATCTGCTAATCTGCGGCCAAGAGCCCCGGTATGAGATATACTTTGTATGGTGGCCAACTGGCCTATGGGCAAACAACAAAGTGCCACTATATAATGTCGTTTCTAAGAGCTCTGCGATCAGCACCAGGTCTGCGCACTTTTTCGCCAAGAGTCTGCTCTATTTTGTCTAGGGGCATTTTCCCATCTGACTTCGTCCAAGCTTGTCCCATTAGCTTACGTTGGGTGGGATCTAAACTTTTACGACCCATAATACCCAAGTTATTTAAGCCACGACGCTCATTTAGCACGCTACGTTGAACAAAATTTGTAGTTCGATTAACAGCAGGAGCTTTTTTAAATAGATTATCAAAGAGACCTGCGTACTTATGAAATCCTAATTCTTGTAACATTATTTACTTCCTTTTAAATGGATACCAACTATACTCTAAACCTATTACATCTCCAGTATAATACATTCCTGTCCAATTTCCAAATCCGACACCAAGGCCTCCACCATCAGACTTTATTTCCCCATCGAAATGTAGTTTAGTGTACCAAGGCGATTTATAGGGCACGACTTTAGATATAACAGGTTCTAACTTTAGGCCTGGCGAAGTGTCGTGTATTAATGTTCTCCAGGAACCATCGTCGCTCTCGGCTAAAGTAATTTCAAAGCGTAGCTTTTCAATCTCAGCCTTTGTAAACCTAATGGCCCAAGGCGATTTAGTATCGAAATTTCCAGCAAGATCAATAAGACCGAGCTTTTCTTCAAACTGTCTTATAGTGATGCTGTCTCCATCAACAACAAATACAGTATCTGTTGTTGCATACTCTTCCATAGAATCCAATTCAGCAGCATAACTTCCGGCGACTTCTGCCCAATATTTAGCTTTTGAATCGGATTTCTTAAGTACTTTCTTTACGGCGTCATTTTCAGCTTTTATTTTTTTAACTTGCTCAGTAAGTGCTACCACTGTGCTGTCATTCCCAACAACAACTATTGATGGCTTAGTTGTTGTCGCTAGTTGGTTTTGTAAATCTATTATGTCGTTTTTATACGAGGCTCTTGATACAAAGTGGAAAAGTGAGCCTAATACTAATAGGCCTACTAAAATGTAAGTTATATAAGTTTTCATTAAAAATTCATCCCAAAAAATATTGCGTTGTTTTGTTCTGCTGGAGGCTCGGGTGCTGCTGGCTCATATATAAATCTAATGGCAGGATTAGGTCCCACCCAATATACATAGGTAGGAGTTTCACCATTAGGCTCTGTTACATAAGTAGGTTTTGGCCCTACCCAATAAAAACCAGAGACAATCATACAAAATCAATCTCCGGTAAAGGGTCTATATAAGTTGCTTGAGCAGCGGTAGAACCATACTTACTATAAAATAGTTTGGCTGTAAGATACCCGCTAGCCACTGTTAGCCCACTAATGTATACATACTGTGACCAATCAGAAGTAGAACTTCGTGCACTGATACCACCACTTGATTTATATATGATGGTGTTAACGGGAGACCAATAGGTTCCTGGACAACTACCAACTTCTAACCAAACGTCATCTAATGTAAGAGCATTGCCACTTGATTGTACGTAATATCTAATATCTACAGTACCTGATGGCACTATAAATTGGTGCTCTAAAACTTTTCTTCCATGTCTTAAGTCGGAATCTATTCCATCTTCGCTTCTAAATCCCCAACCTTCTAAAGACCAACGGTAAATTTGGGCCATTAAAAGATAGTCTTGGGAGCCGCCTGGCCTAAACGTTATTCCAGGTACCAAACTAGAATTTATTTTTCTTACATGTCCAGCTCCGGGCCAAATAGTACGATCATCTCCTACCACTCTATTATAATTCGTTACATTTAGTACTGGGCTTAGATTTGTTCCTTGATAATAACCTCCATAAGTAGACCCTTCGCTGCCTGCAGTTCCACTAAAACAACAATTTATAAAACTGCTCTTAGCGGCGGATTGCTGTCCATCAATAGCTCTATATAAATAATAGCCATCTAGTGGGGCTTTGACATTATCTAAAAGTAAAGTACCTCCATAAGGAAACACTGTCCTGCCACCCATGCTTACAAATACACTATTTAATATTACTAAATCATCTACTGTACATAAAATACCGTTTTGATCTGTATCAACTGCATTTAAACCTTCAAAAACACATCCATCAAACACATATCTTCCTCTATAAGCATACCAAAGACTTGCATCGTCCATCTTACATTTATAGAGGCAATTTCGAAAATAACTGTTCTTAACGCCATGATCTTGCATTAGATAACTAGATCCAATACAGCCTGTTACTGCAATATTAAATTTATCTAAATAGGAATTAGTAGTTGTCCAATAATAGCTACCATTAAAAAATACAGAGTAAATATCATTAGTATCCGCATCCCAAGTAGCTTGCAGATCTGCACCTGTAATTCCAGTAGAAAGTAGTGGATATAGATAATCTTGCTCAAATGTAAAGTTTGTAGCTACTTCAGCGTCTTTATATTCTGGGTCAATCAACATTGTGTTGGAATCTAATACTTTAGCTACTAAGTGTCGGATTCCGTTCGGAGCTATAATAAACCGAGCTTCATTTCCCAGCTCTGTAAGATCCGCCGGAGAAATTGATTCTACACGTGCTGAATTTGGAAAAAATCTTCCAACATACCCGGAAGCGGGCCTTGGCCAGCTTGTTAAAATATTAGGAAAAGCTTCGTCACCATTAAAGTTTCCGGTAAGATTAGAAGATCTAATCTCTTGCTCACCCCTTCTACATATAATTGCGGTTGACTTAGTAGAGCCAGCTAAACTTGTAAAGGCATAACCTAAAGTTTTAAAAGGTGTTGACATAGCTCTTCCGTAGCCTGCAGAATCTGTGCCGTTTGTATAGTCTACGTACACATATCCGGTAATAGTGTAATTAGCCAAAATTCAAACTCCCCATTCCATAATAATCCGTGCCATCAAAAAGAAAACTAATTATGTCTGTAGCTCCTGATACAGTTGATAGAGTAGGCGCAGTTGAGTTTGCCCATTTGATAGTAGGCCAACTAGCTATAGTAGCACTGGCACTACCCTGAACCACTATTAACAATACGTTACATGCTCCAGGAGGATCCGAAAATGTGATAATATTAGCTCCGTTTATAGTTAACTTCTGTTTATGTCCACTTGTCCAGTCTATGTTTTGTGTTGTATTAGTAATGCTACCTAAGTCTTTTAAGGTGAAATAAATATTTTGATCACTCATATTTATGTCACCGGTCATGGTCCCACCAGCTAATGGAAGTCTTAGTGCATCAGCAGTGTCTACGTAGGTTTTAGTAGTGAGTCCACTTACTCCAACTGGCGTTACACCACTAACTTCTGCAGTAAACTTACGAGAAGCATTGGTCCGCATGTACATAGTGTGGTCGTCGCTAGAAAGGCCGGCTAATTGATGATGGTCAATATAAGGAGAAAAATTTACTATTTCAGATAAATCAAATACAGTATAGTCTAAATATCCGTCAGCGTCGAGTAATAGTGGCCTGTTTTCATTTCCAAATCCCCCCTTATAAGTAAAAGACTTAGTCGTATAGAACTCACTTGTAGCCCAACTTTGTACAGCCGATATTTGAGAGTCTATATAACCCTTTGTGGACAAATGGGCTGGGTTAATTGGAGTAATACCGCTTACTACACCTGTAAAGCCACGTGTTCCATCTACTAAAATATATTGTGTATGGTCGTCTAAAGTTAGATTTGCTAAATCACCATGAGATACTTCAGACCATGTTATAAATTTTTTGTCTATATATCCTGAAGTGTTTGTTTTTATTGGATCGAAACCGGTGCCATCCCAGGTGTCTATGAATTCAGACTTCTCGTAAAATGCACCGTCAACCCAACCAGAGAGAGTACTAAGACCTCCGTCTACATAATCTTTTCGAGTCACATGATAAGGCTGTAATGGAGTAAGGCCTGAAATATATGCAGGAAAACGGGCTAATCCAGTGTCTCTATTCATTGTGAATCTAAGATCTGGCTCCTGCTCGCTGTAATAACTCCAAAGCTCTAAATTATTATTAGATCCGTTATAAACCCACCTAAAACCATAATTTCCTGCAGCACCAAACTCTCCTGTTGTGCCTTTCATTAAATCTAGAGCACCCGCTACAGGAGAAGTTAAGGAGGTACTATAAGCTCTTATAACTCCGCTAGTTTCAACACCTACGGTTAGACCAGATGTTATTATTTTTCGTGTAGTCGTCAGCTCTCCTGTGTCTCTATGCATATAGAGCCAACGATTAGTAGTGGTATTGGCTGAAGACCACAATTCAAATAAATTAGAAGATGGGTTGTAATCTAATCTAAAACCATATCCCCCGTAACCAAAATCTGTGCCATTCTCAAACAGATCTAAAGATACAGGAACATTTAGATCAGATACAGGTGGATAAATTCTTATATAGCCACTTGGGGCAACTACTGTTAAGCCGGATGCTCGAATTCTGCCTGTGATTATTGGGGATGAGTCCAGTAAGACATATTGAGAGTGTGTGTGGCCAGAAGAAGCAAATCCTGAGATTAGGCTACCGTCTACATATCCATCTCCATTCATAAGTAATGGTGCGTTCTTTGCTAGTTCTCTATTTGTGCCACTCGAAACAAACTCAGATTTTAAATAAAACGCGTCATCAGCCCAGCCAGATAGTGTAGTAAAACGCCCATCTACATAAATTTTTGTTGTAAGTCCACTGACCCCTATGGGCGTTACACCAGATACTTCTGCAGTGAATTTTCTAGACCCATTTACTAAAGAGTACTGCATATGGGGATCAGAATTACTTGTATGATCCTGTACCCAATCTTCTGCTGCCGTTTGTGCATAGTCTGCGGTAGCTAAGTGATATAACTGTGTTGGGTATCTACCGGATACAGGAGCCAAAAAGCCTCTTGTGCCACTTACAGTAACGTACTGTGGGTGATCATCATGACTCATGCCATTATAATGCCATGAGTATTGATAGTCTGAAACCAGGGGATCATATCCATAATCGTATGCGGCGTCTATAGCAGCTTGGAATGTAGCTAAGTGATAAGTTTGTGTTGGATAACGTCCAGAAACCGCCGCAGTAAATCCACGAGTACCGTGGGTTAAAACTAAATTAGGCTCTAATAAAGAATTATGCACCCACCCAGAGTAGTTGGTTTTTACTGGAACATCTTGTGTTGGTTCTCCCCCAGCACTTGACATAAATTCGCTTCTCTCGTAGTAATTAGCCTGTACCCAAGAATTAATCGCCCCACTATAAGCTATATCACTACTATCTACATATCCTTTAGTGGCTAAATGGCCAGATATAGTAGGATCTACACCGCTTACAGCTGCGCTAAATCCTCTAGAGCCGTCAACTAAAACATACTGTGGGTGGTCGTCATCCCCAAGCCCAGTTAATGCCCCGTGATCTGAGGCTCCACCACTGGATATTACTGGATACCACTCAGATTCTGCTGGTGTCTCCCCAAGTTTGTTTAAATAATACAAAGCTCCCGATGCTTGATGGTAAATTAGAAGACCTTCATAAGCTCTTCCATTTGTTATAAGAGCATCTCTGGCAGTATCGTCTAATACTAAGTAGCGATCGCCATCTACTGGGTTGTCGTTTGAAATTCTTACACTAAAAGGTAAATTAAAATATGCCATTATGCTATTACCACATGATATGTTGCTGTTGAAGGATAGCCAACTGCTCCAATATAACTGTAATATCCTTCATAGTTTCTTGCTGTTCCACCAGCGTCATTTACGGTAAATCCTATTTTAGTAAAAGATCCAGTAACATCGGCGTCTGAACTTTCTACATAAGTGATGGTTGCAGTTTTACCAGAATAAGTATAAAAGTAAACTTCTGGTGTAGTAGCAGGTATACTAATATTAAAAGTTGCAGTATTTGAGCTACTTAAGAACCCACTATTTGCTAGAGCTCTTACTCCTGCGGAATTTGTTGGATGAGATCCAAAGGCCCCCATACCATACCAATATCTATAATATCCATTCAAAGTTGTAAAGTTGGCTAACACACTACTAGCTACACGGCTTGCATCTAAGTTACTTCCAATATTGCCTTTGTTATCATAATAATTTCCACTACCAACAGCATAATATGCACGAACATCCCATGTATTAGATCCAGCTACTAAAGTATATGCTGGAGCAGTTATACCCTTAACCCATTGCCCCCCTACTAACGAAGGCACTTCATAACTTATAGTAGCATCTACCGGATTTCTAAATAACATTCCACTACAATGCCCAACTAATCCAGGACCATTACTTCCATCTCCGTTTTGAATTACCCCAGAATTAAATGTACCCGTAAGGCTTGGTTCTAAAGAAGTACCTACCTCATAATTTGTAGTTCCTACGAAGATAGATGCACTAAGAGATCTATTTGTACCTATAGAGGCAAGTACGGTTGGAAATAATAGATTATCAAATAGTGAAATAAAGCTATCTCCTAATAAATCAGAAACTGTAGTTCCGGCAGGTATTCCCCCTACATCCTCCGGCATTTCTAGAGAAGGTGAGAGCAGTGTATTATATACTCCGCTGGAGACTTTGGTATCTACATAGTCTTTTCTAACTAAATGATAGGACTGCGTAGCGGTTTCTCCGGAAACTGCTGCAGTAAACCCACGACTTGCATTCACTGGTACATATTGTTCGTGGTCATCTTCGTCCAACCCGGTTAATTCTGAGTGTTTAGAAGCGCCCGCTGCACCAGAAACATTGGCCCAATAGGCAGAACCATCGGCTCGGACTCTTAAAAAATAACCTTCAGTAACTCCGGAATTATAAACTAATCCTGAAGCTTGAGATACCTGGAAAAATAATGTTTCATCTTCATTCCAAAAACCTAAGGTAGGGTTAGTTCCTGCACTTTCTGGGTCGTCGTTAGCGTAGATACGAAGTCTAGGAAAGGTATTTCCCGTATCAAATACACCTTTAGCAGGCAGAGTAGCCTTTATATGTGGTGCAACTAGGTCCTGTGATGGTACTCCACCCACAGTTCTAATAAATCTTATATTATCGGCACGGCCTTTATACTGATAAGCCTCTTGACCATCCCAACAAAATAGATTCATTGGCGCAGTAGGACTAGTAATACTATACGCGGCACCACTAGTTCCCACCAAAAATCCATCCAAGTAAACAGATGCTACCCATTGTGAAGTATTAGACGCATCAATATTTATAAGTAAATGCTTTGCCTTGCCCTGTTCCCAAGCATATCCTGGCTTAGATGGTGGTAGCGCAAAATTTACGGC